CGCAGACACGAGATACCCAAAGGGGCAAGTGTCAACAAAACGACGAAAGTCACAATCAATAATCCTCCCCAAAATAGCCAAAAGGCAGAGTAACATATTCGGGGAATATAAATGGAGGACATAAAATGTCAACAATTAAAAATACATATAATAACGCTGAGGATATTCCAGAAGGTTTAGAATCAATTTACGCAAAAACAGACAATGGTGACTACGCAGTAAAGGTAGACGGCATGGTAGACAAAAGTCGCTTAGACGAGTTTAGAGACAATAACGTAAATCTCCGCAAAGAGATTGAAGGTTTCGAAAATCAATCCAGTCAGCATTCAACACGTATTGCAGAAATGGAAGAAGCGATGAGAGCAGTTGAGAGTAAATACTCAGGAATTGACTTAGAAGCATATGCTGAGCAGCAACAAGCTGCAAAAGCCTTGGCAGAAAAAGAGTTGATTGAAGCTGGTGAAGTGGATAAGTTAATCGACAGTCGAGTTAACGAAGTACTAGCAGCACAACAGAAAGAATTACAAGCTCAGAAGATGGCTTATGAAGGCCGTTTAGAAAGCTTACAAACCGATTTAGTCAACTATGATTCACAGTTAAATGTGATGTTAGTAGATAATGAATTGACAAAGATCGCAGGTAATAAAGGAGTAAGAGCATCAGCTCTTGAAGACGTATTGTCACGTGGCCGTGAAGTATTCCGTGTGGAAGAAGGTCAAGCTACAGCGTTCGGAACAGAAGGTAGACCATTATATGCGGAAGACGCAGTAACTCCACTCAGCATCGACGGATGGATCGGGGGACTTACTAAGTCAGCGCCACATTTATTTGAAATGTCTTCTGGGGCAGGTGCTCCACAACCAATAAGTTCTTCAGCTCCTGCTGCAGAACCAGCTAGTCCTTTAGATGCAATTCTATCGGGTTTAGCCGACTTGAAATAGAGTCAACAAAGTCAGTATAGCGGAGCTATCTGCAGAAGGTGGAGGTTCCACCTGAATAGAAAATGACAGGTTGTTAAATCAACCATAACCGCTCAACAGAGCAAACATAACTATTCCACTCTGTGGAAGAAATATATATAAAAAGGAGACATCTGATGGCTTTAACATTAGGAAATCAAAGAGAAGTATCAAACGACATGCTTATTAAGGGTATCGTAGAATCAATCGTAACAGTAAACCAGTTTTACCAAGCACTACCTTTCCAAGGTATTCATGGTAACGCTTTGGCTTACAACCGTGAATTAGCTGGTGAAGACCAGAAAGATTTAGTTACAGCATTAAACACTGGCGCTACTTCAATTAACAAAGACGAGCAGAAATTCTCACGTCATTCAACTGAGTTAACTACTATCGTTGGTGATGCACAAGTAAATGGTCTTATCCAAGCAGTTGGTTCAGACTTCAACAACGCTACAGCTGTACAAGTTGCTGCTAAAGCGAAAGGTGTTGGACGTAAGTACATGGATCTAATGATCAATGGTAACAAAAACGTACACACAACAGGCGACAGCGCTGCAGACACTTCTGTGTTTGAAGCTGAATTAGCAACAGCAGGCGTAACTTACGATGCTGGTACTATGATCGACGCTACTCCAGAATTGACTGCAGTTGGTGCAGCAGCATGGAACTCAGCTGAGCAAAAGAACAGTGGTTGGACAGGTTTTGATGGTATGGAATCTTTCACAGCGCAAGCTCCTACATTAGCTGGCACAGTTTTAGACAAATTAGACATCATGATCGACTCTGTTACAGACAAAGACGGCATGGTTGACTACTTGATGACTAACTCTGCTGGTGTTCGTAAGATCTCTACTGCATTCCGTGCAGCTGGTACTGGTTTTGACATGATGGACGTTCGTACTTCATCTGGTGCTGTTGTTTCAGTACAGTCTTACCGTGGTGTTCCAATCTACCGTAACGACTTCATCACTACTGCTAACGAAATCTTTTGTGGTACTCTTGATGATGGTTCATTATCTCACGGTATCTCTGGATTAACTGCTAAGAACTCTGCTGGTATCCAAGTACAGAAGTTAGGCGCTCGTGAAAATGCTGATGCAGATATCACTCGTGTTAAATGGTACTGTGGTCTTGCACATTTCTCAGAATTAGGTCTTGCTAAAGGTACTATCTAATAATCTTAATAACACAGATATAATCTAAGGAGGTTCTCATGTCTGCATTCACTATCTCAAGTTTAATTACTTATTTAGAAAATACTTCAAGTTACAATTGCTTCTGCTCTCTGTTGGAAGCTGATGCTTACCATGGTCGTAGACTCAATAACGATACTTGGAGAACAGCTACTGAGGATACTCGTAAATCTGCATTATTTCATGCTACAGATATCTTACATAGACAAAAGTGGCTAGGTGTGCCTACTCTGAACAGTCAAGCTTTGGCTTGGCCTCGGAAGTTCGTACCTAGTCGTAATTCTCTTAATCAAGGATTCGGAGGAAATCTCAAACATGTTCTCATGGATGATCCTACTGGTTCATCTTTTGATTACTTGAGCGAGGCGTCTATACCTCAGTTTCTGAAAGATTCCACTGCCGAGTTAGCCAACTATTTAATAGTTCGTGCTGCCTCTGGTAAGGACGAGGTATCTCAGTTTACTGATCAAGTATCTAGCATTGGTCTAGGTGGTGGTGCTCTAAATCTCAACTTTCGAGAAGAGAATGGCGCTATAACCGATATGCCTGAACAAGTATTAACCATTATTAGGGACTTTTTAACGGAAATCACAGAGTATGATGTCAACAGTGTTGGCGCTTACAGTTCTCCGTTGAAGAGAAGCTAAGTATGGCAATCGGGACAGACATAGCAGGAATTATCTCTAATGTAGATAAGATCTTGAAGAAAGAGAAACTATACACGACTGTCACTTATGAAGATGTTAGTGAGACGCTTAACACTTATGATCCTATATCAGGAACATATGGACAAGCTTCTTCTACTACGTACACCTTTGAAGGCGTATTCGCTGCAGAAAGTTTGGACAACCAGACTGGCAACGCTTACGGTGGTGGTGTACAACTCATCATTCTACCTCTACAAATCTCAGGATTATTTGAGTTAGAAGTTGATCAGATCTTCACTATAAGTGGAAGTAAGTGGCAAGTTTCGTCTTTCAATACCGCTCCTGTGGATTCAGTACATACTGTAAATCTCAGGAGGAAGTAATGGCCAAAAAGATAAGTTTAGGTGGTCTAGGAACTGCTCTTGTTGCAGAAGTGAAAGCAAAGACAGCTTTAGAGTATAAAGCTACTGCGTTTGAAGTCTTCTCACAAGTGATCCAAAAGACTCCCGTAAAAACAGGTAGAGCGAGAGCTAACTGGAATATCTCAACAGGTAGTCCAGATTTTAATACCACAACCTCTAACACATCAGATCCAGACATCAACATTAAGACACTAAACTTTCCTACAGTTTATGTTGCAAATGGTCTAGATTATGTTGTTGAGTTAGAGAATGGCAAGTCTTGGAAACAAGCACCTGCAGGTATTATCAACCCAGCACTCGCTGCTGCAATGGCAAATAGGAGAATCAAATAATGTATGATCATATCAGACAAATAATTGAAACTCGTATTCTAAAAGATGGTGGTAGCTCTAGGAGCATCTCTTTCCCAGTATTCTTGGAGGGTAGACAATTCAAACAACCGACAGGATCTCACTGGTCTGTTCTTTTCATCGCTGATGGAAATAACGTTAGAGACCAATTCTCTACAGACCTTTCAATAGGAAGTAGAGTATCAGGTTCTATCAGGTTTAAGTTCTATGTACCTCACGGAGAAGGCTCACGCCTTGCCCGTAAGATGGCAGACGAGCTTAATGGATTTCTAAATTACTCTTCTGGATCAGAAAGTATCGCTGGTATCGAAGGAGATCTGTTCATTAAGAATGGAAGTCTTTCAATGGTATCAGATGATGACGATGGATACATGAGCTACAACCTCGATTATATTTTCGATTATTACACATAACCAAAACAAACCATAACCTAACAAGGAGAAATTAATATGGCTCAATCAACAATTTCAAACAAATTTGTAACCAGTTTCTCAGAAATTTACGTTTCTGACGCTGATACTACTGGTGCTGCAGATGCAACAGCATTAGAGACTTTAATCTCTGGTGATAAAGTTTCTTTAGTATCTGAAATCGGTTCAATCGCTAACGAAGCTAACGTAATTGACGTACCAGAATTTGGTGCATCATTTAAAGGTAAGCTACGTGGTCAACTCGACGCTGGTCAATTGGATTCAGTTTTATACTGGTCTCCACGTGACGCTGCTCACCTTTCTCTACGTACATCTGCTGAAACAGGTGCTGTCGTATGGGTAACTGTTAAATGGGTAGATACTTCTACTGCTGTTAACGGCGCAGAATACGTAACTTTTAAAGGTTTCGTATCTTCATTCGGTATCGACACATCATTTGATGATGT